GTCTTCATTATTACAAAGAGCGTGTTTACCGTGCCGATTGCAAACGCGATTGTCTTGAACGCCACACCGAGGGCGAGTAAAGCTGCCCCTGCCGCCGCAATTCCCGCTATGAGCTTCACGGTCGTCACCACGATCTGCTTGTGGCTCTTCACCCATTCGGCGAGCTTGCCCAGCATCGCAGTCATCCGCTCCACGTATGGTGCTATTGCCTCGGCGACCACCTTGCCTACCTGGATCATCACGCTTTCGGCTGCAGACATTATCCTGCGGAACGCGCCGCCGATTCCAGCGTCCATTTCCTCCGCCGTGTCCTTCGCCACGCCGCCGCAGTTGCGGAGTGTCGCTATGAACTGGTTTAGCTGCGCAATGTTGCCGCCAAGCGTCAAGCCAGCAAGGCTTCCACGCAGGTCGAAGATTTCCTCTGCGAAGTTCAGCCGCTGTGCCGTTGGCATGGCGTTCATCTGCTTGGCTATGTCAGCCATGATTTTCGGCATCGCCCGGAGGTTTCCGTTCTTGTCCACGGTCTTGATGCCCATGCCCTCCAGCTTCTTCTGAACGTTCACCTTGGCGAACTGGCTATATGCCTTTCGCAGGGCGGTTCCGGCCAGCGACCCCTTGATGCCCATGTTGGCCAGCACGCCAAGTGCGCCAGCCACGTTTGTGAAACTGTCTCCCGCCGCTGCGGCCTGCGGCCCAGCCATTTTAAGCCCTTCGGAAAGGTCGGTCAGCGTCTGCGCGGAGCCGTTCGCAGCCGATGTCAGGATGTCCGCCATGTTGCCGACCTGACTGGCCTGCATTCCGAACACGCGCATATTGTTCGCGGCGATTTCCGCTGCGGAGGCAAGTTCCGTTCCCGTCGCCCTCGAAAGGTTGAGGACGTCGCCTATCGCCTGGTTGATTTCGTCCGCCTTGAAACCCATTCTTCCAAGGCTGGCCATTCCTTCGGCTACTTGCTTCGCGGTGAAGCTGGTTTCCCGACCGAGCCTTTCCGCCGTGTCGGTCAGCATCTCAAATTCAGCCTTGGTGGAGCCTGTCACCGCTCTCGCCGTGCGCATCGCGTCATCGAAGTCCGCGAATGTCTTTGTCGCGATCGCGAAAGGCGTAGCCGCAGCCGTCGCTATGCCCAGCATCTGCGTTCCCAGCGTCATGCAGGACGCTCCAAATGCCTTTAATCTGGCCTGCGCCGCCTTCAGGCCCCGTTCCAGTTTCGTCTGGTCCAGGGAGATTTCAATGAACGCCTTTCCCGCTCTTACTCTGCTTCCTGCTCCTGGCATCTTCTAGTCTCCCTGATTCTTGCACCATAGATTTTTCAGTGTCGTCATGTCCGCTTTCGGCAGTGCCTTCCAGCGTTTCTCTTTAAGTTCCTCCCACATCCGCTTGATGTCCTGCGGCGAGTTGTAGGGGTTGAATTCGAATGGCTGGTATGGCTCGCTGCGCTTCTTCTCGTCGCGCCATTGGTTGGCCATCATCGCCATGATGTTCGTCGTGTGTTCCCATTGCTGCCTGTTCCTGGCCTCCGCCATCCACATCAGCTCTCGGAGGGTGAATGGGTCGGGGATGACTCCGCAGATTCCTGCGCATTGCCAGACAAGCCTGTCAATCGCGCCAGCTCCGAGGCCAGCCTTATCTCGAAGTCCTCGCTGTCCATCGTCTCCTTGAGCCTCTTCGCCGCCATTTCCGCGAAACGACGGGTTGCATTCAGAATCCGCCGCAGTGCCAGCCGTTTCGCTTCTGGGAAAAAATCGATGATCTCCTCCAGGAGCGCGTCCGTCGCGCTGGCTATCGCGTCGCCAGCCATCGCGGCTCCGAAGTCCTCGTCAGTGACGTTCTTGGTGTCGCATTCTGGCTTGCAGACCGCGTAGAGTGTGTCCACCAGCAGCACGGGGTCTCCTTCTAGCCGCTGCAGCAGGTCCGTGTTCGGCTTCCCGTCCTCCCCGATTTCCACGATGGAGTTGATGTCGATGCCGCAAATCGCCCGCACCCGCTTGATTGCCGCCACGTTGACGACGACCGTCCAGATCCGCCCGTTGTTGTCTGTGAATGTCCGCATTGTCCGTCCTTGGTTGAAGTCTTAAAAAAAGGCGCACCACGTGCCATGATGCGCCTTGGGGAACGCCTAGGCTCCGTCAGGTGGTCGCGCCGCCAGTCTTGTAGGCGGGTGCGCGTCCGCTGGAGCCGCCGATGTTGGTGGGCTTCATGGTGACCTTGATGCTCACGGCTTCCTCCAGAGGCTCTTCCTCGGAGAAATTGGTAATTACAAAGTCGCCCTCCACGCCGTTGCCTTCGCCGTCGCTGATGAACATCGCCAGCGGCGTGTCGATGTAGAATGCGCTGTTGAATGCCTGGTAGTCCGCGTCCTGCGGGTCCAGCAGCATCTCAAACTCCAGGCTTCCGTCCTTGAGCGTCGCAGCCGTCTGCTTCCATCCGTTCGCGGCTCGGGTGGTGATGTCGGCCTCGCCTTTCTCAAGGTTGAGCGTCACGTCCTTGACGTTTTTCATCAAAGTCGTTGCCGTTGATCCAGCGGTGCCTCTGTAGAGTTTGCAGTCTAGTCCTTTCTTGATTGCCATTGTCTTGTCTCCTCTGCTATGCGGTTACCGCGTGTACCCACAGCCCCGTGAGCTGCGGTGTCATCTTGCTAAGTGCCACGGCCATGTACGGTCTCGCCGCGTACCTTGCCGTCTTCGTCTGGTCTGCGTCAGCCCAGTGCGCCCTGTCGATGTCACGCGCCCTGCGCACCTGTTCGCCAGTCTTGAGCCTGGTGAACGCCACGCCCGTCTCTGGCTTCCTGATGCGCCCCTCCTTCGGCGGAGGTGTCGTGTATCCTGGCCGCAGGTCGATTGGGCCGACCTTCCCGATTGCGTATTGCCTGCGCCTGCCCTTGATGGCCTTCACGCCGCCGAATTCGTGGAGCCGTCCCGCGTTGGTCAGCGGGTTGCCCTTGAAGTAGGCGGGTCCGACCACGACGGTGCGCCCGTTGTTCTCAACTCCGTACAGGATGCTTTTCTTGAAGTATCCGTGGGAGTATGGCGGTTTGCCCTTCTGGCTCGCCTGGTTCCTGTTCGGCTTCTCCCTGATGAGGCCCTGCGCCTTCTTCATCAGTCGGTAGCCGACGCGCTTCATCCTGCGTGTCGCCGTGTCGGCCACGCTGCGCGTGACTGCCTTCCAGTTGAAGTTTCCCTTGAACTGCATCTTCATGCCGTCATCTCCTTGAACGTCGCCGCTATGACGCCCGTGAACTGTCCTTTCGCCCTGATTTCCTCGTGTGCGTACAGCGGATTCCAGGCGATGTTGATGCAGGTCTCCCCGCAGACCGTCGCCCTCATCAGCTTCAGCCCGATGGCCTCCGCCAGCGCGATAAGCGGCTCGATGTCCGCCACGCTTCGGCATTTGTGAATCACGCCGATGTTGAGCGTGTGCGTGTACTCGTTCGCCGCCCTGGATTCGATGGTCACGCCCTTGGCCACTGGAACGACGACCACCCTGCGCTCCTTCATGTTGCGCAGCTCGTAGTCTGGGCACAGGTCTATCTCGGCCTTGTAGTCGGCCAGGAATTGCGCCACGCCCTTTGCCAGTTCCATGATTGTCGCCGCCGCCATCGTCAGTCCTCCATCGGCTTGTATGCGTCCTCGCCCAGGCTGTGGGCGTGGATGCGGTAGGTTCTGCAGTCGTCGCCGCTCCAGTGCCAGCAAGGCTCGCCGTCTGGCGCGTTGACCTCGAAGAGCTTGTCTTGGTAGATGATTCCGTCTCCCCTCTGCGGTTCCCTCGGCAGCTCGTCGGCCTCTATGATGAAGTCGAGGCTGCGGGTCCTCGTGGTTATGCCGTTGATGTCGTCCACTCTGAACAGGCTTTTACCGATCGTCGCGAGGCAGACGGCCTCCCCTCCCTGGGCGAATCTGTACACGACCTGCCTGGCACAGGCGGTTTTCCGCTGCGTCCTCACGAAGCCGAGCATCTTGTCCATCAGGTTAGCCATCTGTCTCGTGTCCTAGGTTAGTTGGAGCCGCTGGAACCGCTGGAGCCGCCGTTGGATGCGCTGGCGGAACCCGAGGAGGAGCTGTCACTTTCCTCT